GCTGCTGCTTGTGCTACAGCATTTGTTGATGTGTTTCCAGTTGAATCAGAAAATTCTAAACCATTATTTGAAGAACCTCCACTAGAACGCCTTGAAGAACGTCCTCCAGAACTTCTTCCGCCTCCACCACTACCACTGCTAAAACGTTGCTGTAATTGTTGCTTTTGTAGTGCTAGATTTTCATTGAATTGTCTTACACTCTCTTGGAATTGTCTTTCTTGTAAGTCTCTTGCTAGTTCTTGATTTCTTTGGTCTAGTAAGTTCTTAATATAGTCTGCTTCTATTTGTGCGTTTGCACTTGCTAGTCCTGTATTATATGCGTTATGTGCATCTGTTGTTCTACGATTAATGTCTGCTAATGCTGCTGCTTCACCTGCATTTAATGTATTAAGTGAAGTGTTTAGATTATTTGCATTTTGCATTCTTGCTTGTGCATTTAATCCTGAATTTGCTCTTCCTGTAGATGCTAAATATTCTTGAAAGTTTCTTGCACTCATTCTATTTTGTGCATTTGCTGTTGACCTTTGTTGATTATATGTTGCAGCATTTCTTTGTTGTTCTGCTTGTAAATTACTTAATGCTTGGTTTCTTGTATTTTCTAAGTTAGCAACTGCTGCATTTCTTTGTGCATTTTTTAAATTATTTAATTCTGTTTCGTAACTTGCCATTATTTTTCCTCCTTCCAACTATCGTTGTTTCTTATATAAGGTTTTGCTTCTTTCCACTCTCCATTTACTCGAACATAAGGAAAAGCATTTACCCACGAACCGTCTCTCATTACTTTTACTGGTTTTCTTACTATAGTCATAGTGTAGTCTTTATAACTTGCACTTAATTCAGTATTTCCATTCATAGCACATACAGTTTCTCTTACAGCTAATGTTTTACCATCGGCCGATTTACTTCTTAATAGTTTTCTCTCTGCATCGGTTAATTGTATTGTGTATGATTGCGAGTTTCTACTTGATAAATCTCTTGTTATTAAAGAAGTATTTCCTCCTGCTTCAAGTTTTACTCTTAGTGGGTATGTTCCGTATGCTGTTATATTCAAAGTTGGATTTGTTCTATCTGTAAAGTTCATACCACTATTCAATACAGGGTATCTATTTATTTTTGTTAATCCTGTCCATCCATTACTTACTCCACCACTATTTGGTGTATATGATGAAGTTCCACCTTTAGTAAAGTAAGCATAAGCATAACCTGATAAAGACCCGTCATCTTTATGTGTTACATTTATAGTTCCTTGTGCTGCTGCACTTGCATTTATACCTAAACTTGAGAGGTTAATACTTGCTACATATCTATCATAATTTTCTCTATTATCATGCCAATATATTGTAAGAGTTGAATTATAACTAGAACTCCATGCTGCCCCTTGAGAAGTTAATGTTGCCTTACAAGTGATATTTGAGGTGTTATTAGGTGTGCTTGTTGAATTTTCCCAAAACGATGCGTTTAATGTATACCCATGTCCACCGTTAGACCATAACGTTACACTATTTGATGCACTTGCCATTTAATCACCTCTATTCATATAAGAAAAATATTGAACCTTCATCTCCACTTGATGGTAGAGAAGTTCCATAACCTATCTTTAAATTAGTTCTTGCTGTAGACCAATTATCAAAGTTATTGTTACAGATTCTTGAATTAGTTAATCTTGAATCACTTGTTGTTACATAGTTTGTTGGTATTGTTGCTAATGCTTCATCAAGTTCTTCTGTTAATGTTGTATTCAAATAGTCTTTTATATCTGCTCCAGCTTTATCAAATTTTTCTTTTAGTTCGGCTGAAGTTAGTCCATCTATTGTATTTGGTCTATCTGATAGAGCTTGTATATTATTTACGTTTGTTGTCATCTTTGTTAAAGCCATATTATTACCTCCTTACTTTAATCCCATTTTATGAATTACATAACCTAGTAATGCTGCTATTATGAAGTAGAAAAGGTAGTCTATGAGTTTGTCCCATTTTCTACCTTTTTCATTGCTTTGATTATCTATTTTTTCACTTAATTTTGCTATGTTTGCATCCATTTCTTTTATTTGGAATTCCATTCTTTCCATTATTGAATAAGTCTTTTCTAAACTACCTATTCTCTTTTCATGTTTTTCAAGTTCTTTATCTACTCCATTTAATCTTTCTTTTATTACTTCCTCATTCATTTTTATACCTCCTACTTACTCTCACCAAAGCTTTCAACTCTTAATGCTAGTTGTAAGATTGTGCAATCTGTTTCTTCTGAATTATCTATTGTTATCTTCATATTAGTAAACTTCTTTGCTTTTAGTTTTAATCTAAATGGTTGAGGATTGTTAGATACTTGAAAACTGAAGTCATCAAACATTACATTGTCTAAAACTTGGATTTTATATTCTATTCTCTTCTTTACTGTAGATTCTTTTCGGTTAGTCACATAACCTATCTCTGCACTTGTAGTCGCTTGAGGTTGCATTAATACCCATAATCTTGTCATTGTCTTTCTTAGGTATGCTGCTCCAAAGTCGCTGAAATTCATCTCCCAATGGGCTACTATGTGCGTATTATCAAATGTTTGAAATTCTTCTCCCCATTTTACTATTCTTCCATCTTCTAATCCCATATATACTGAGTTTCCTAGATTAGAATAACAAGTAAATGAGTCTGCAATCTTTATTCTTGAGAATGTCTTATTATAGTAATTATAAATATATATTCTATTATCATAACCAAACCACAACTGATTTTCAGGTTGAAAGTCTAATGTATTTATTGCTCTCATATTCATATCATTTAAATCACTCTTGATACGTTGCGATATATCTTCCATGTTCTTTTCATCACGGACATTAGTTGCTTTCCATAGAGTTAATCCTGTTTTATCTATTGTTACTGGGTAGTTATCTATTAATTGTCCTTGTCCTGGTGCCATATTACCATGTATCTCATTTAATGGGTATGTTGACACAGCAGGAACATATCTTTGAACATTAGAGTTATCTGTTAATGTTACATTTAATTGTTCTGTTGATATTGTTAAATAGTATGCTTCTGGTCTATTTGTAGTTGCCAAAAGTCTATCATATTGCCTTGTTAAGTCTGTTAATTCAAAGTTAGATGGTCCAATGTCTACGTGTGCTGTTGCTGGGAAGTATTCTACACTTGGTCCTTTTGTTGCTTCTATACCACTAAAATACGCTCTATTTGGGTAATTATGGTTTCCATATAGGAATACCCTTGTATCTACATCTCCACCAAAAACTGTGCCGTATTTCATGCCTTCAATGATGTGTCTATCACCATCATCTAAAGTCCAGTAAATATCTACGTTGTCCATTCCTTGAGGTGGTGCTGTATTAAATGTTACGGTTCCGTTATGTGTATCTACTGTATAGTCGCTTGTTGCAAGTTCAGTAGTTCCTACTATAACTCTATCAACTGAAGTTAAATCTACATCTGATGTGAAATAGTTTTGTGCTAGATGATATACAGTTGAAGTTCCATCTCCATTAAATGTTTGGTGTTTTTTTGGGCTTAACATATTTATCTCATCATAAATAAGTCCTCCACCTGATGGTGGTGTATTAATAAAAACAAGAGGTGTATAACCTTCCACCTCTTCTAATGTTGTTCCATCCCAACTTTGATATTTACCACTTAGAATATATACTTTTTTATCAAACGTAAAGAAAGATACATCTGTTGCTGTTCCTATTGAACCTATTTCTACAGGTGTTACACTTTCCCAGTTCTCATAATCTTCTATTTGGGATTTCAAAAAATAATATAATTTGTTATTTGTTGCTACTAAAAGGTATTCTATTCCCCCTAAATTAGCAGGGTATGTTGCTCTTATTGGGTGCTCGAAGTCCCAAAAAGTTCTATAGCCATACATTTTTCTTAGTTTCAAGTCATTTGTAATATAGAAGTTCTCCATATTACCTGATTCACCTAATTGTAATTGAGTATCTCCAGTATTTGCTATGTTTAATCCTAAGAACTTATCTACTATTGTTGGAGTTACATCTTTTACATTTGCTATTTGTGCCATATAAATCACCTCCTAGTAATTTAGTGTTGCATCATATACATCTTCTCTTGTCTCTGGTTTTCTTGGTGTAGGTTTGATAAACATACCTTTCATCTCTTGGTATCTTTGCTCAAAGTAATTTGCTAATGTTTTATCTTCATGCAACATTAATTGTGCTGCTAATCCATTTGTTAATAGTGTTTGTGCTTTTATATCATCAACTTGTAATGGTTGTTCAAGTCTCTCTATTACTACAGGGTATACCCAGTCTTTTTTATCTCTATATCTATTGTCTATACCTATTAACTCTGTTTGTAGCATTGTTAGTATAGAAGGTGCTTTTGCTCTATATTCTGCTGTTGCTTCTGCATCTAGTCCACCTGAAGTCAACATTTCATCTATCATTGCCATTGTCATATTAAAAATATCTTCTGCTAACATATTTTACCTCCTCAGAAAAAGAGCTCTTTTAAGCTCCTTTTATCAAGAGATAAACTCTTGATTTTATTATGCACTAATGTGTGCGTAAATTGCGTCTTTTTTACCTTCTAAAACGAAAGTATCGTATCTTACACGGCCTTCAACTAAGTTACCATTGATTCCTGGTGGGTCTCTATGAATTTTATAATCAGTTAATTTCTTTGGATTTAATGTTGCGATTGGATGAGTGATTATAAATTCACAATTTGCTGGTAAGTAAGAAGCTGGAACTTTAATTACTGGAACTCCATCAATTTCTCCTACTAAACCTTTATAAGATAATTTAGTTGCCATATCTCCAGTCTTTGTAAAGCTTGGGTCTAATTTGATTTTCTTATAGAAAGCTGTAGATACTACTGCTTTTCTTCCTTCTACTGGAACTAATCCGTTATCTAATACTTCTTGTCCATCTAAGAATTTTTCATAAGCATTTGTTTTACTGATTGCTCCTGAACCAGTATGTCCTGTGTTAGCTTGTGCTACTTCAACTAATTTTGCTAATACTTGTTTATCTTGTGCAGGTACGATTACTTGGTCGATTTCTCTCTTAAGTGCACGCCCTGCATCTTTTACATTTAATTGGTCTTGGTTATTTCCTTTATCAATAGTAAATGTAAATGCTTTATCAGTTGTTAATTGATAAGTATCTACGTCATCTTGTAATTCTGCTGGTGTTCCGTAACGATTTACTCCTGTTCTTGTATAGTCA